TTTTAATATTTGCGTTGGCTGTTTTAGGCAATTCTTTTAAGTCTTTTAATTTTTTATTTAAATCTTGTAATTTATCAACAGTATCAGCAACACTTTTAATTAAGTTACCTGCTACTTCATATGCTCTAGGATGTTGGCCTTCTTTTGCAACATCTAATATACCTTCAATTGCTTCTTGTCCTTTTTCAATTAAGTTATAGTAATTTTCTCTACTATACTTATGGTCATTATCAATGTCAGGATTGTTTTTATCTTCCTTTCTAGGTACAGGCGGCTGAAACTCTTTCTTTTCAGTCGGAGTTTTAGCCGGTTCTAAACCTAAAATTTCATTTACTTTGTCCTCTAGTGCCATAGTAATATTTAGATTTCCGTATTTGTGTGGTCAACTTTACCTTTCCACCAAGACGGCAAACCTAAATGTTTTCTACCATCAAACATATTTTGTTTTGACCCTTTTGTCTTTGCATTATTATAATGTAAAAAGACCTGAACACAATCTTGTCCAGCAAATTGGTCTCTCCAATGTTCACAAATGTTACCTTTGTAAACTAACATATCACCAGGTTTTAATTCTACTTTTACACCATCTGTATAATCAGATTTATATTCACCTTGAGAACCATCTTTATTTTTTAAATGGCCGCCTTTTTTAGGATTTGGTTCAATATAAATTGGCCATTTATCACCACCTAGATTCATTGTTGTAGAAATTTCACAACTAAATCTATCTTTATGTCTATGTAAAATATCTCCGTTTTTATAGATACGAGCATAAGCATAAGTAGGAATTAATTTAAGACCTGTTTCTTTTTCCATTCTTGGTTGTACTTTAAGTAATAAAGTTTCCATTGCTACATCCGCATAATGAGAATAAGTATCAGGTGCTTGTTGGTCATTCCAAACTCCCCATTCTGTCGTAAATGGTGAAATAAATCTTTCATCAAACATTGTACGAGCCACTTGTCGTTTCATCATAAAATAGTTCATTACAAACTCAGCAATTTTAGGGTCAATTGCCTTTCTTATGACCATATAGTTATTTTTCTTAAAAGCAGGTGTCATTATTTTACTCCTTGTAATACCATGTTTCTAACTGCTTGTAGGTTAAAATGAATAAATCTAAACTCATCTAAACCATTGTCAATTCCGTATTCGTGTGCTATGTAGGCCGGTATAAAAATAAGTGTTCCAGGTTTTGGAACATAATGAACAGCATTACTAGCATGAGTTACCTTTTTTTTATCTTTCTCAGGCAACTTAGTCATCATTGCGCCTGCTCGTGGGTCGTGAAAGATAGGTATAGATGTTTTTTTAGAACACTTTAAATAATAAAATGCTGATACATGATTATCCCAATGAACATGAGAGTTATGATGACCACCGCCTTTTTTTGAAAATTCTTGTACCCAAGATTCTGTAAAAAACATTGTGTAATCTTTTAAATCAAAACCTTGCCAATCTAAAAAATTCCAAGCTGTTTGGCCAACCCAATCGTGTAACTCTTTTAATTTAGGGTCGCCTTGTAAAGGACCAGAATGATAAGACCAACCATGGTCGCCCATTTTTTTATAGTCGGCTTTGCCCCATTCTTTTTCTCGTTCTTTCATTTTAGGCTTATCTCTATTGTAAGCCTCTTTAATGTGTTTATCACACGCTCTGTTTACTTTGTCCACCCATTCAGGTTTTTCAAATACCCATACTGGCGTTTTAAAATATTCATCTATTTTAGCCGTGTTCGGGTCACTATATACTGCCATTATATACTCCTATCTAAATGGGTAACCTAGATTCCAAATGACTAACGAATATCTAGTTCCCTTGGTTACTGGCGCAACTCTGTGCCAGACAAAACTTGGAAAGACAATGATTGAACCTCTTGGTCTAATCTCATCACAAGATTTGATTTTTGCTTTTTTATTATTTTCCCAATCAACTTGATTTCTAAAATCAAATTCTAAATTACCACCCGCATATTCGTCTGGATGTGAAAGAGAAATTGTTACTGATAATTTTCTAATTTTACCATGGTCAATAGGTCTAGTACCGTCTTCTAGTGGTGGCCTTGAATAAGGTTTATCCCAACTATCACAATGCCAGCCATAATATTGACCTACACCATACTTTGTAAATTGACAAGACTCTGACCAGTCCCAATCAAAGTTCCAGCCTGCCTTTTGATTTGCTTCGTGTATGTAGGGGTGAATTTCTTTGTAAATCCATGTATCGTTCATCCAAACAATATCTGATTTACGCTTTTGCTGAATATTTTTTACGGCTTTTTTTGTTAACTTGCCTTTGTCGTCTTTCATGCCTTTATCGTTGGCACTACCTGTTACGGCCATTTCAGCAGTATGTTGTTTGCCGTATTCTACAATATCGTCAACAAATTTTGGTGTTAATGCTGATTGAAAGTAGTAATAATAATTTTGTAAATTCATTTTATAATCTTCCTCGTTTCACTTAGTATATCATATGTATATTATTTAGTCAATGCCAGGATATACAATCCTGTTAGTTATTATTGGTATTTGTATCTTATAATCACAACACCTGAACCGCCATTTCCACCAGCATTGTCGGAACCTCCTCCACCGCCGCCGCCTGTGTTAGCAGTACCTGGTCTTGGAGAAGAGTCAGCATTACCAGCTCCATATCCTCCACTAGGACCTCCGCCTTTAGCGTCAGGATAACCTCTGGATGGAGAACCTCCTCCACCACCGCCACCAGCATAATCTACTGAAGAGCCTGTGATTGAATTACTTATTCCAATACCTCCATAACCACCACTTGCTGGTTGAGCAAGTTGCCCAGCAGCTCCAGCACCTCCGCCTCCACCACCATTTGGTGTAGCTGCGTTAGCACCACCCGGATTTCCTTGAGGTGGACTTACTGGTGGAGTATTACCTTCAAATAAACCTCCGCCTGGTCCTTGTTGATGAGAACCGCCACCTGAACCACCTGTTGTATCTGAAGTAGCAGGTGTATTAGCGGCGTCACCGCCTCCTCCACCTGTTGATGTAATTGTACTAAAAACTGAATTTGAACCTTTTGAACCTTGTCCGCCAGGAACACCAGAACCGAGAGAACCACCTCCACCTACTGTAATTGGATAAGTTGTTGCTGAAACTGAAATAGCAGGAGCACCAGGACCTAATGGACTAGCAGAATAACATCCAGTAGTAGTTCCATCGGACATTCTTGCACCGCCGGCACCACCACCGCCGCCACCGTCATTAGGAATACCAGCGCCGCCGCCACCTCCGCCAGCAATAACTAGATAGTCAACTGAAGTTGAACCTGCTGGATTACCTACTGAACTTACAACAAAACATCCTGAAGATGTGAAAGAGTGAATTTTGTAATTGCCAGATGTGGTTACTGTACCACCTGTGGCTGAAATAAATGTAGCACCATAACTTGTTGAAGCCTTATCAAAAACAGCTGTCCAACCTCTTGTTGAATCAACATAAACAAATCTTGCATTTAATCTATTTGTAGCAAGTGTTCCATTAACAGCTACAGAATCTATATTACTTCCGTTTCTACCTACGGTAACATTGTTTGTTCCAAAAGTACCAGCATAATCAATAATATGTACTTCATCACCTTGTGATGGTGACGCTGGTAAATTAATTGTATGAGTCGCACTTGTTGTGTCAATAAAATAACCTTGTCCAGCACTTGCTGTTGTAGTAGTAGAACCATCAGCAGTTACAACTGCTTGCCAATCGGTACCTGCAACAATGTCACCGCTTGCTCCTAGAGCAATAGCTGTTCCATTAATTGTAATTGTTGTATTTGCAAGTTTGTCATTTGCAATTGAACCTGCTAATTTAGCATTTTCAATAGTAGCGTCTGCTAATTTTGCATTGGTAATTGTACCTGGGGCTAAATCATCAGCTGTTAATTCTGCGTCTTTTACACCCTTTGAACCGATTTTACTTATTGGCATAGTTTTCCTCTAATTCTTTCTAATATTTATACATCTTCATCTCTAGTTGGGTCATAATTTTTTGTATCTTGGAAGAACGAAATAGTTGTCGTAAATCCAAAATCATCATCTGCGTCAGCACCGGCTGGGTCTGGAACTACTGTAATTCTTTCTTCTCTAGTAGCCGATGGTAACTTTGTATGCAAATCCGACTGAGTTTCTTTGATAACTTTTTGTGTCGAAGCAGGTCCATATAGATAAGTCTTTGCTGTAAAACTTAATGTATAGATTACTGCTCTTCTAGTTGTAAAATCACCAGAGTAACTATCTTCATAGTTAACACTATTTAGTACCACAGGAACATCTCTTTTTATTCCCATTTCTGGTACCACATTAATAGTTACTGTATAATCTGGTTGAAAATACGGTAAAATTTGTTCTATAATTTGTAGGCCTCCTTCAGCAGTTGCTGTGAAACAATACAAGTTATAAGATATATTATAAGGCACAGGCATATAATTATAATTCATTACATTTGTTGAACCTGATTGAACAGATTTAAACTTTTGTACTTTAGTTAGTTTTCTACTTGCGTCATATTCAATACCTGAAATTTCAAAACCCATTCTAGGTAATGTAATGGCAAATTCTCTTTCATCTAAACTTGGCTGTTGGTCAAGTCTAACTAAAAACTTTTCTTTTGGTGCATATGCTAAAGGCACTCTAATAGATTGAACAACAGCATCACTAGAGTCTTTTCTTTTAATTTGTATGTTATTAAAGATTTGGCCAAAAGCAATGGTCATCTTTCTCATACCTTGATTATAAAAATGTCCAAACATTAAACTATATGCCCCCACCTTTTAATATTACCCATAGTAGTATATACACCACATTTTATACAAGTGTATTTCTTTTGATTTTTAAGACTTTGACTAATTTTAGTTATTTCTTCTTTAGTCCATTTATGACCATACATACCGTTTAATTTTCCAGGTTTACTAGCCATTTTTCTAAGTCTAGTTAATCTTTCTGGATTTTTCTTCATATCTTCTTTTGCTTTTTTTGAAAGATATTTGCTCATACCTTTCATTCTTTCTCTTGTTATTTCACTAATTAATTTTCTAGTTTCTTTATCGTGTGATAACCAACCTATATTATCTTTATGTTCACCATAAGGTATAAAATTAAACTCTTTATCAGGTATTATGTTTTTACTTTTTAAACCTAGTGCTTTATCTAATTTTTTATGTGTGTTTTTAAAAATCATATTAAAAGTCCGGTGAACCAAAAGGGTTTCTTTCTGTAAAGTCAAGTATGTCATCTGAAGTATCTTCAGTATTAAATCCTGCTTGACTATCTAAATCTAAATTTTGTGCATATGTTGATTGTGTTTGTATAGCATAAGTTTCTAATAACATATAATTTGTTTCACCACTCGCACTATCATTTTCAAGAATGATTGAACCTTCTAAATCACTTTCAGCAAATGTAACTGTAGGTGCTGAAGTATAGTTACTACCAGCTTTAGTTATTGTAACACTTGTAACTTCACTACCTGTTAATACAGCAGTTCCAGTCGCTGTAACTCTTTCACCATCTTGGAAGAATACTGTATCTGCTAAACCCTTACTTGTAGATGTAGGTAAGGTAGGTTGTGTAATTGAACCATCACTTGTAAATCTTAATTCATCTACAAATACTTGACCATCTGAAAAATCACCATCTGCGTTTAAATTAAATCCATCACCATTGTAAATTTGAGTGTGGAATGTTAAAGATGAATAAGTTGATTGGAATGTTCCACTTGACCCCATATAATGAATAGCAACTTGATTAAAACCTGAACTTGTTTGTGATAATCTAATCCAATTCCATCTTCCAATATCACCTGAAGCTGAACCTGTTACTGTAAGACCTGATGTTCCTGCTGTTGTATCACTAATAGGTCTATAATAAAATATTTGACTGTCACCATTTAATGTTTGAATATCTAATCTATATTGTTCATTGCCAGCATCATTTGATCCCCAACGAGCAATTGTTCTTGTTGTTCCGTTTGCTGGTGCTTCAGCAACATAGAACCAGAATTCAACCGCACCTTCATCACTAGCACTTAAACCTGTTGTAGATATTAATGTACCGGAATCACCACCATCATAAGCTCTACTGCCAAATTTAACAATTTCTGTTTCATTACCACCACCTGTCGGGTCACCGAATGTAACTGTCGGTGCTGTTGTATATTCGCCTGCTTTAGTAATAGATACTGAATCAACACCTGATGGAGATATTAAACTAGAACTTAATGATGTAGTACCTAATGCTCTAAATGTACCACTTTCTAATGTTGTTTGATGTGCTAATTGGTCTAAAGTATATTGGTCTTCAGCACTATCAATATCTGTAACGCCTGTGTCTAATTTTTCTGAACTGTATTCCCATGTTCTAGCTCTTAGTTTGTAAACAGGTAAATTGCCTAATTGAAAGAACGGCTCTTGGTCTTCTACAAAACTAATTTCAAAAAACTTGTTCATCAATGGGTAATAAATTATATCACCCTCATTTGGTCTACCTTCTTTAATCATTGTATGGTAACTATCTACAGCGTCATTCCATCTACGCTTCGATAACATGAAAGTAGTTTCTTCTCTAATTTCTAAACCAAATTTATTAATTAATTCTTGTTCACCAGCAAGACCCTCAGTTGTTTCAACATACATTTCAATTAAATATGAATCATCAAATTTAGATAAAGAGTCTTCACCTAAAATTAAATCTCTGTTAACTAGTGTTCTTGGTAAATAATAGACATCATGGCCATATATTTTTAGGCCTTCAATAATTAAATCTTCGTAAAGATTTTTTTCGTTGGTATTGCCAATGCCGTTTCCACCTTGAAAGAAGTGATTAATCGCCATTACGAAGCTCTCCTTTTAGCTTTTGAAATCTTATCACCCCAAGTAATAACTCTACCTTTTAAAGCTTTAGATAATTTTTCTCTAATTTCAGGTCTCCTCATAGGGTTATTATCACCCTTATTGTCCCAGCACAATTTACCTTTCAATACTTTAGATATTTTTTTACCTACTTCAGGCCTTTTCTTGCCCCATAAATGATGTTTTTCACCTTGTTTTTGTTCTGATAATAATTTTAAAGTTTCTGGTTTATGTTTTTTACCATACATTGAGTTTTTTTCACCAATCATATCCTCACTTTTCATACCATCAGCAGCTAATTTAAAATTCATATTTAATTTTTCATTAATATGTTTTTTAATTAGTTTTTCTTCGTATTTTCTAGCTTTTTCTATTGAATTAAAAAATCTTACTTTTTCACAGATTAAGGAATCAAATGTTTTTTTATTTCTTTTACAAGATTTAACCCAAACACCTGAACCTTTATAATTATCTTTTAGATTATTTGTAGAGTGACTGCCAATATAAAATCTTTTACTGACTGGACTGATAGTTTTATATACATAATGGTACATATCATTATCCTATCATAAGTGTCGGATTTAACTCGAATGTACTTCTAATTTCTGTTTCTAACTTTTCAATTTCTTGTAATGCTTGTGTATAGATTTCTACACCGTTTAATGTGACACCACCAACCATAGCAACGCCACCAAATTTTGATAAATTAGCACCCCATTGTTTTTTAAATAAGGCAGTTGTATATCTTTTTAAATAAATGTCATTATAAACATCTGTGTATGATTCCGGGTCTAACTTTCTATACGCTTCAATTACTAGATATTCACCAACTTGTAAGTCGTTAGTCCAGTCCATATCAATGTACAATCTGTTATCGTGTTGATTAAATCTTAATGGTTTTTCACCAACTAAAATATGGTCTAAGAAATCTAAATGTCTTAAAACTACATCATAGTTAATAATACTTGTTGATGAAAAGTCATAAAGGTCATTTAATCTTAGTTGGTATCTTACATCAAATAAGTTTAAATTACCTTTATTAGAAAATGGGAAAATATTAATTACTGAAATTACACTTTCAGGTACAACTAGATAATTGTTGCCTTCAGTCCAGCTAGTTGATACAGAGTTTTTAGTAGCTGTTTCGGATGAGTTACCTGTAATTCTAGTTTTATCTGCTGAAGTATATTGATATTTTAAATATGTTCTTCTAATACCATCATAGTGATATTGAGCAAAGTATTGCAATGCCTCATCTATTCTGTCTTCTAGCTGTTCATCACTTGCATTAATCTCAATTACCGGCTTACCTAAATTTCGTAAGCAGTATTGTTTTAATGTTTCTCTACTAGTTGGGTTTGCCATAAAATTATTTATCCTTAACCTAAAGCTACTGCCTGTGCAATAGCAAATGGCTTCGTTGATACCTCAGCGCCATTTACTGATAATGAACCTGTAATGTTTAATGTTGAACCTTCAATATAACTTTTTATATTACTTGCTAATACAAATTTTTCTGTGCCACCATCAGAGATTGCAAGTTTATCACCATCTGCAATTGTGATACCAGAACCATCTGTCATACCATCAATATTTAAAATGGCCTCAACTGTTCCGTATTCTAATGCTGTTCCGCCAGAGTTAACTTTTAAAACCTGTCCTGCTGAACCTATTGAATTTAAACCAGTACCACCATCAGCGATTGCGATAAAATCTGCCGATTGAAATTCTGCAAGACCTGTTACATCACTATTCGTAAAGGTTGCTTTAACTGGAGTTTTTGCTGCCATCTTATGCTACCACCAATGTTGTTACATCTGAACCATCTGCTTTTGTAAATGGTATATGTAGGTTACTTAAAACTTCACTTATTTTACCTGAAGTTTGTAAATCTATATCTGAACTAGTACCATCTGCCTTTAAAAATGGTATCTGAGCCGCACTTGCTGTTCCAATATCAACTGTATCTGAGGTAGAGTTACCTGTTATACTAACTAAACCTGATTGTGATAAAGTTAATGTATCAGTAGAACTATCAGCAGCTACAATTGTAGAACCATCTGGCATTGCAATATTTTTAAATATATCGCCGCCACCGCCTGGTATTGTAATTGTTTTTGTTGCACCTGTACCTGAAGCAGTTACACCAGAACCTACAAAGTTTAGTGTTGAAGCTGCTGTTGATAAAGATGAACCTTCTTCTTGTACAGTTAATTGAGCTGCACCTGAAATTGTTAAAGTGTCACCAGATAAACTTGTTGTTACACCACCACTACCTGCAATTTTTAAAGATTCACCTTTATCAATTGTTGTAGTCGTTGATGAATCATCAACAATAGTTAATAATGCACCTGAACTTTCAGCTAATTCTTTTATTGAAATTACATCACCACTTACTGGTGCTGTGCCAAAAGTTAATGTTCCTGATGAAACTGTAAAATCAGTTGTTGGTCTTTGAAAAACACCATTGATAAAAACTAAAAACTCGTCTTTATCTTTACCAGTTGTAACATTGAAGTCTGTAGTTGAACCGTCACCTGTATATGCTCTTACAACAGGATTATCATTAAAAGTATTTTGACCTTCAACTAATTCTTTGATTGTGATTGCGTCACCGCTGACAGGAGCTGTACCAAAAGTTAAAGTTGTTCCCGATACTGTAAAGTCTGTGGTTGGCCTTTGGAAAACACCATTGATGAATACTAAAATATTTTCAACATCTGCACCACTTGTAACAGTATATGCAACTGTCGAACCGTCACCTGTATAACCTCTTACATCACCACTTAAAGGAGATGTTGAATCACCAGATGAAGTACCACCACCAATTTCTTTGATTGTGCCAGAGTCGTTGATATAAAACTTTTTGGCTGAAGTATCAATACCGACTTCACCATTAGCCAAATCACTAATGGTTGGTGTAGATGTACCTCTTTTAAGTTTTATAATTGTCGCCATTAATAATATCCTTTATTCGCTGACGACTAATTAAAATGTTCCGCCGTCAATCGTAGTAACTGTAACTGCTCCTGATGTAACTGTAAAGTTATCTGAACTAAATGAAGCCACACCTTTATTTGAAGTTGTTGCTAATTCACCTGCAATTGTCAAAGTTGTGCCTGAAATTGTTGCGTCAACACCTTCGCCACCTGCAACTGCTAAAGTAGCACCTAAGTCAATATCAACTGTTGTTGAACTGTCATCTGCAAAAGTAATAATTGAATTAGATAATTTAGTATTTGGTATTGAACCTGCAAGTTTAGAAGCCGCAATTGAACCTGCCAACATAGCATTCGTAATACCTAAAGCTTTTACTTGTAATGCGTCTGAACTTACTTCAATTGAACTATCATCTACTGCAACATCTAATTGATTACCTGTTTTTGTTAATGCGTTACCAGCACTAATTTGACCTGCACCTGAGAACTGAGCAAATGTAATATTTGTAGTACCAAATGTTGGTGTGCCATTGTGAGTTGCAACATAACCGTTATCAGCATTTGCTGTACCTTCTTCAACGAAAAAGAATGTACCGCCTGTTAATTCGGCAGCTGTGTCTGCGTCTGGAGCTCTCGTTAATACGAATGCTGTTGAACCGTCACCAACTGTTGTTACCGTGTAAATACCATTTTGTACTGAACTTGCCTGGTCTTTAACGAGAACTCTATCACCTGCACTTGGTGTAACACCATCAATTGATAATGCACCGTTAGCGTCAGCAGTGATTGTACCTGCGCCATTGTTATAAGTAGAAGTTGCTAAAGCAGCTGCTGTAGCAAGTCTAACAGAGTCTTTTACATCTAAACCATTTGCAACACTATCCACATATGATTTTGTAGCTGCGTCTTGGTCACTTGTTGGATCCGTTACATTTACAATTTTACTAGAGTTAACATCAATATCACCTGAACCATTAGGGTCTAAAACTAAATCACCATTTGTGTCAGTTGTTGAAATTGTGTTACCATTTACTCTAACATTGTCCACATCTAATTGAGTAACACCTGCAATTGCTGTTGTAGTTGCACCTAAAGTTAATGTAGATGAACCTAAAGTTATTGTAGAGTTTGTTAATGAACTGTTACCAATATTTGATAATGTGTTTGAAGCGCCACTAATTGTTTTATTTGTCAATGTTTGTGCGTCATCTAAATCAACTAATGTTGCGTCTGAAACAGCTGTATTGAATTCAGCAAATGTTCCTGTCAATGTATTATTTGTTAAATCAATTGATTTATTTGTAAGTGTTTCTGTGCCAGCTAATGTAGCAAATGAACCGTCTTGTAATGCTGTATTAAATTCAGCAGTAGTACCAGTTAATGTACCTTCTCCTAAATCTAAAGTTAATGTATTTGACGCACTATCAATAGTTTTGTTTGTTAGTGTATCTGTTGAAGTTTCTGTTACAACATTTGAATCTAAGTTGATTGAGATTGTGTCACCAGAAGCCGCTGTAGTAATACCAGAACCACCTGTAATTTTAAGTGTATCTGTTGCTAAACTAATTGTAGCTGCTGTTGAACTTTCATCAACGATTGTTAATGTTGTAGAAATAGACGCTGTACTAGCCGCTGTTAAACGACCTTGTGCATCTACTGTAAATGTTGGAATTGCTGTAGCAGAACCATAAGAACCTGCTGAAACAGCTGTGTCATCTAAGTCAATTGTAATTGTATTATCAGAAACAGTTGTTGTGATACCTGTATCACCTGTGAAAGTCAGCGTTTCACTTGTATTAAAAGTATCATTAGAACCACTATCCGCTGCCAATGTGAAAGATGAACTAACTGTTCCGAAAGAGAGGTTTCCTGAACCGTCAGTTTTTAAGAATTGTCCGTTTGAACCATCGCCGTCTGGAAGAACAAAAGTAGTTGTACTTGTTACTGCGTTAGGAGCTTTTAACGCAATATAATTTGAACCGTTATTTGTTCCTTCATTTAATTTTAATGAACCGCCGACAGTTGTTGAATTACCTATGTTTAGCGTATCAATTGCTAAATTTGAATCTACTGTTAAAGCTGAACTTGCTGTTAATGTACCATCTACATGGTCTAATTTATCTACGAAATATTGGCCACCTATTACTGTGACATTGTTTGCATAACCATCACCGCCGACACCACCTTCACCAATAAACAGTCTATCACCGTTATTGCCTTGGGTACCTGTTCCATAAGTATATGCTAATTCACCGAGGTATAAGTCTGACGGAGCTGAAGTATTTGCACTTCTTTTAATTTGAATAATTGTTGACATTTATCTTAGCTCCTAAAAGTTTCCGCCATTGAATACAATTGTACCTGTATTGGTTTCAATGGTCGTTTTTGTTACAAATTTATCACTTGGTGCATCATATTGAAGTAAGGCGCCATCGGTAAGTGTACTCGAATCAACATCTGTTAAACTTCTAAGTCTGTTCACATTTGTAACAGACACATTCGTACTAGGTACCTGTACAGAAACTTGCTGTGGACCTGCTGAAGTTGTGGAATTAATATTTGCTCTAACACCACCAGTTTGATTAATAACTGCTTTAACCATTATGGTTCCCTCTCTCTTTTGTAATATTTATAACGAAAAGACTCTAAAGATTAAACAATTATACTTTAGGATTGACAGTAATTACACCTTCAATTACTCTGGTTACTGTGCTAGTAGAGGTTTGTGTGATATAAACATCATACACATATCTTGCTGGTGCGTCTAAAGCTGCTGTTTGACTGTCTGTTAATGTCAATTCTACGACACCAGTTGTGGGGTCACTTGCTAATGCTGATGTGATAGTAACACTTGAAGAAGCGCCATAACTTTTGGCCATTTTAGCAGTTGTTGTGTAACCTGTTAAATCAACAACATCACCAGCTGAGTTGGTGACGGTTACATCTGAACTAAAAGAAGCGCCTTGGTCTATTCTAAGATTTGCTATCGCTGCCATTGAATTGTTTTACACCCTCTTGTATTTTACCATTGTAGTAATTTGTTAATACTTCAATTTTTTCCAATTCAATTTCATGTCTGATTTTAGATGTTTGAATTTCTTGCCTTGCAACAATATAGTTTCTTAATTCAAGTGGCATTGTATCAACATCATATTCTTTACCATCAATCGTTATTACATTTTTTGGTTTTTCACTCATTATATAACCTCAGTTAAATTATAATTTTTTGTTTTCTTTTTTTAGTTGTGAGATTAGTTTTGCTTTGGTCAATCTCTTATCTAATTCAATACCAATTTTTCTGCCAAGTTTTTCTAACTCAGCTTTTGTTTTTTTCTCTAAACCTTTTACATCAATCTTTTTAACTTCTTTTGTTAAAACTAAAGGTTTTGGAAAAATAAAATTTTTAATTTTTTTAAATATGTTCATAATCACTCCTATTGAAATTTATATCTGATAACAACTATTCCTGAACCACCATTTGCACCAGTAGCATTTGCACCGGCGTCACCGCCACCGCCTCCGCCGCCACCTGTGTTAGCGTCGCCTAAAGCGTCTGCATAAGGAGTAGAACCACAAGTGTTTAATCGGCCATTTCCGCCGCCACCTGCGCCACCTGTTCCTACTGTAAATGATGGTGCTTGAGGTCCTGCACCAGAAATTCCTGCACCTCCGCCACCTGCATAAGTGACTGCTGAACCTGTTATTGAATTTGGTGAACCGGCACCGCCATTACCACCAGAGCCTGGACCACAACCTGTTCCTGCACCGTCTCCGCCGGCTGCGGACGCTCCGCCGCCGCCACCGTGTTGATAATTATTTGCGTCATTAGTTCCACCAGGATTTCCTTGAGATGGACTTACGGGTGGTGTATTTCCTGAACCTGATGTACCAGTACCAGAACCTCCTCCACCAGAACCACCATTTGAACCGTTTTGTGGAGAGCCAGGTGAACCACCAGGTCTAACAGAACCACCCCCGCCTCCAGCAGATGTAATTGTACTGAAAACTGAATTACTACCGTTATCTCCACCTTGTTCAACACTAGGCGAACCATTGTGAGAGCCACCAGCACCAATTGTTATAGGATATGATTGTGCTGAAACTGAAAGACCTCCTGTAGCAGGACTAGGATAATTTGTTCTATAACCACCTGCACCACCGCCGGCACCTCCTCCAGAACCACCGCCGGCACCGCCACCAGCAACGACTAGATATTCAACTGTATTTGAACCAGCACCACAACCTGCGTCTGATACCACAAATGTACTAGATGATGTAAACGAATGAACTTTATAATCACCTGATGTTGTTACTGTGCCGCCTGTAGCTGCAACAAATCCTGGTCCTAAATCGGCCACATTTGATTCATTTGTATATAACCAACCTTTTGTTGAATCAACATAAACTAATACAACACTTGCTCTGTTAGTTGAAATGGATGAATTGTTTGCATTACCTTGAATGTTTGAACTATTACGGCCAATTGTTAAATTATTTGTAGCAAAAGTACCTGCATAATCTTTTATTGCAACATAATCACCTGCACTTGGTGAGGCAGGTAAATTAATAGTATGAGTATTATTTGTGGTGTCAATAAAATATCCGTAACCAGATGTTGCTGTTGTGTTAGTAGAACCATCAGCAGTTACAACTGCTTGCCAATTAATATGTTGACTTGTAATTGAACCACCTAATGAAACAGATGAACCATTTACAGTAATTGAAGAATTTGCTAATTTTGCGTTTGCAATAGAACCGGCTAATTTTGCGTTAGTAATTGTACCATCATTAATATCAGACGCAACAATAGTACCGTCTTCTAATTTAGAAGCGTCAACTGAATCGTCTGCAAGACCTGATTTTGTTACTTTTGTTAATGCCATGTTTATCTCTTTTTACTATTTATAAAACTTATTGATACTTATATCTAATAATAACAACGCCTGAGCCACCTGCTTTACCATTGTTAGGAGAAGTACCATTACCGCCACCTCCTCCACCGCCAGTATTTGCACTTCCAGATGTAGATGTATCTGAATCTGAACCTCCGGTTCCGCCACCGCCTGAGCCACCTGAACCGCCACCACCTTCGTAGCCGCCTCCACCGCCACCGCCAGCTCTTGTGACAGATGAACCTGTTATAGATGTTGCTATTCCGTTACCACCAGCGCCGCCTGTTCTAGGAGGGCTTGAACCATTACTACCTGTTGCATTAGCGCCTCCACCTCCAGCGCCTGCGTTTCCTGTTCCTGTGCCTGAAGTTCCACCATTATTACCTTGTGATGGACTTACAGGTGGTGTATTTCCACTTCCGCCTGTACCTGTTGTTGAAGGACCAGAGCCGCCTCCACCACCAGAACCACCATTTTCACCTCTTTGTTTTGTGGCACAATCAACGCCACCTCCTGAGCCACCTCCGCCACCGCCGGCAGATGTAATAGTTGAAAAGATTGAATTTGAACCAGGATTTCCTTTTGCACTTGCATTTGGAGCAGTTTGGTCTGCGCCGCCAGCACCTACTGTTACTGGATAAGTTGTTGCTGAAATAGTTAAACCAGAACCAGAATTTTTTGGTGAAGCTGTATAAGATGGAGCAATATCTCGGCCTTCTCTAAAGCCTCCGGCACCACCTCCGCCACCTGAATCTTTTGAACCGCCTCCACCACCAGCGACAACTAGATATGAAACTGTATTAGGACCTCCTGATGGATTTGAAGGATTATTACCTAAAACTGATACTGCAAAACATCCTGATGATGTAAATGAATGAATTTTATAATCACCTGAAGTTGTGACTGTACCACCAGTAGCTTGAGTAAAATTAGCAACTTGTAAATCGGCCACATTATGTTCGTCTGTGTATAACCAACCTTTTGTTGAGTCAGCATAAACTAAAACAACAGAAGCACGATTTGTTTGTAAAATTGAATTATTAGCCGCACCTTGAATATTATGGCCATTTCTTGCAAATGTACAATTATTTGTGCCAAAAGTACCAGCATAATCTTTAACTGCAATAGTGTCGCCTAAAGAGGCACTTGCTGGTAATGTAACTGTGATTGCTGTTGAAGTTGTGTCAACAAAATAACCTTGACCTGCAACGGCCGTAAAGTCTGCCGTTTTTACTGTTTGCCACTCAACTAAATCACCATCAACAAAAGTGCCTGAAGCACCTAGTGATATTGAATTTCCGTTAAGTGTAAATGAAGAATTTGAAAGTTTTGCGTTGGCTATGGTAGAGTCGGCCAATTTAGCACTAGTAAGTGTACCATCTTCAAACTCTTGGTTTTGAATAGTACCGTCTTCTATCTGACTCGTAGAAACTGAGCCAGTTGCTAAACCTGCCTTTGGTAATTTTGTAAGTGCCATACTTGTTTTTTATCCTCTACCATATATTTATGTCCTAAATTAAATGATACCTAAATGATAAATTAATAAGAAAATCTTTATTCTCATTTTTACCAATATAATGGTTCATTTCTGAACTAAACAATATGTACTGTCCAGTCTTCATTGGCACTCTCCAACTCCAGCCTTTTCTTCTACCGTCATTGTAGTCAAAAGTAACCGAAGTTTCTTTTTCACCTGAACTTACACAATATAGGCATGAAACATCTGGAGAACCATGTAAATCAAATGCGTCTAAATGATTATGTGTATTAATTTTTTCACCAGTTGTTTGTACAATTCCTGCAACACTATTTTTTGGTACAGGAACTAGTGTTTGACCATATTCTAAACGATAGTGGTCTCGCACATAGTCCTGTAGCCATTGAATGTGTTGGTGATATGGAACTTTACTATAATCGTGTTCGTATTTAAAATCGTTATCACTAACTCTGTTATTTAATGACCAGTTTGATAAAACATGGTTTTTAAGCATATTAATATCAACACTTGATACATTATCTAACTTACCAGTAATAACAAATAACTCATGCAATTGCTTTTTTTCAAGCATAATATCACCTCAATTTAATTTAATAATTTAGATTACTCAGCAACCCAAGCTGAACCATTCCAATCGTATGTAGCTGTATCAGAATGTGCTGAACCATCTACATTTGATTTTGTGCCTTTCCAACCTTTAGTGTTGTCGGCTTGGTAAGCAGTTTCGTTCCAAGTAATTGACCAGTTCCAAACAACCGGGTCTGCCCCGTCATCTGTTACTGAAGGATATGTGATTGGTGCGTCCCACGAAGCAGTAGTTGTGTTTTTAGTCCAACTTGCGTGTGGTTGTTTTGGCCAAAAGATGTCATTATCTTCGTCCCAAGTATAACCAATACCTGCATAGTTACCTCTATACGCTTTAGATTGGTCAGCAGCTTCTGTACCATCAGCGTTATAGTATTTTCCACCTCTTGTGTTATAAGAAGTTTTTGCCCAAAGTGGCCAGCCGTGAATTCTTGTTAAGAACTGAATCCCAACATCTTCTAATTCAGTACCGTCTGCACCTTGGCAGTCTGCGTCAGCGACAACTTCTACTGAAAGAACTTTGCCGTTAACACCTAATTTAGCGAAATGTGCCATTGTTGTTTTCTCCTATATGATGGATTGCCTCGTAAGTCAATCCAAAGTTAGTTTATATATTAAACGATTACCATAGTTGACCCGCTGTCAACTGTAACCGTGCCTGTTATTGAAACTGGACCAGCCAATAACATATTTTCACTTGTTAAAGTGAAATCGTTTGCGACAGTAGCATTGTGAATAAAACCACCGCCGTTAGTTGTAAGTGCCATTTTACCTGTAGAACCAATAGTAAGTCTTTCTACTCCACCTGTATCAATTCTAATTGTATCTTCGTCTGCACTTTCTTCAACTTGAATTTTTGTGTCTTCGTCATCATCTAAAACTTGATTAGATGGTGATACTAAATTTTGTGTTTGAATTTTCTTTAAGTCGCCAGCAGATGTATCATAAATTAAAAGTAAATCACCATTTGATGATTCTGATAATTCTGTTTGATTTGTAATTGAACCCGAATCAATTACTGCAACATCTGTTTGTACACCTAAGAAAGTAAGGTAAACATTATCAGTAGAAGCCGGAGCCGCTGTAAATATAATTTGTGTTCCACCTGAACCTAGTGTATAAGCAACACCTGGCTCTTGAACAACACCAGCAACATTTACTAAAATTGCAGCTGCTGAACCAATTGTATAGTTTAATGTAAAAGTTGTTGTAGAACCGTCAGCTGTAAGTGACTGTCTTTCAAACTTTCCGTATAATGGTGACCGGCCGATATATGCCATTATGCAGCCCTCCAACCTTTATAGTTTTCTTGTTTTCCTTTTTTTACTAAGTGCATACTGAAATAAGCTAAATTCATATCTTTACAGAATTGAACTAGGTTTCTCCCTTTAAAAACTTTGTTTTGTGGTGAAACAAAAGAATATTCTCTTGATACACCTTCTCTTATACTATTTATGACTTTTTCTGAATGTGTTTTGCCAAAAAAAGGGTTGTTTTTACCTGAAATATTAGGTCTAGGACCAAACATATTCTTTTTTTGTTCAAAAGTCATTGTTTTACCTTTTTTAGGATTTACATAACCATTTTGATATAATTTTTTCACAATATTACTAATTTTTTCTTTTGTTTTATTAGTATGTTTTTTACCTAACATTCCATTTTTTGTTTTAGATAAAATGACCATAGGGTGATTTTCACTCATCAATTTTTTTAATTTTTTTCTTACTTCAGGTCTTTTTGAAGGATTATTTTCACCTCTCATATAATCTTTATTCATCAAGCCTGAACCGCCTTTACCACCTGGAGCTAAATTCAAACACTTTTCATTACTTTTTATATAATTTTCAGTAACTAATCTTTTTTCTAATTTAAAAATTATATCTTCTTCATTAACTCTTAATATATCGTAAGTAAAATTTTCTCGCCCATACTTTTGTATTTGTCTTTTAATTCTTAAACCACTTCCCCAATAATTATTTTGAGTGTCACCTTTTCTTTTACCAATATAAAATTCATTTGTTAATTTATTTGTTATTTTATAAAGATGACATATCATTTTATTGATATTTATATCTTAAAATTACAACACCTGAACCGCCAGCACCTCCAGCAGTAGGAGAGCCACTATTACCTGCTCCTCCGCCGCCGCCACCTGTGTTAGCTGTTCCTGCACCGGCTATTGGACCTCCATTTTTACCGCCACCACCAGCACCAAAAGAACCTCCTGGTACAGCTGTCCCGGTAGCTGATGTCATTCCTGGAGCGCCACCTGCTCTACCTACAGGAGAACCTGTAATACAAGATGTAGCACCATTACCTCCGGCACCACCATTTGTTCCACTAGCATGAGAACCTGCAGCTGTAGCTCCGCCTCCGCCTCCTCCAGATTGGTCTGGAGAAGCTGGCTGGCCGCCACCACCACCGTTAGTTCCTTGTGAAGGACTTACGGGTGGAGTATTGCCTGTTCCTCCTGGATGAGGACCTGTACCTCCAGCGGCACCGCCGCCACCAGAGCCACCATTTCTTCCTGGGTGTGAACCGCCTGTGGATTCTGGACTACCTCCATAACCACCTCCGCCACCACCAGCAGATGTTATTGTTGAAAATACTGAATTAGAACCACAACCACCGTGTCCTCCTGGAACACCTGGTGAACCTGAGCCACCTGAACCACCAGCGCCTACTGTGATAGGATAAGTTGTAGCAGAAGCTGTTACAGATGACACGCCTGAACCTAGAGGACTTACTGTATAACTACCTGTGTCTGTACCGGCAGATTCTCTATAACCTCCGCCGCCGCCACCGCCGCCGCCGTCTCCACTAGGACCTCCGCCGCCGCCACCGCCGCCAGCTACAACTAGATAGTCAATTTTTGTAGAACCAGCAGGATTACCAGCACATGATACAACAAAACATCCTGATGAATTAAATGTATGAATTTTGTAATTGCCAGATGTAGTTGCTGTACCACCTGTAGCAGTTATATATTGAGCACCATAATTCGCTGCTGTATTATCATTTACAGGAATCCAACCTTTTGTTGAATCTATATAAACAAATGTTGTTGCTCTTTGATTTGTACTAATTGTTGCGTTTGTGGCAACACCTTGAATCTTTGAACCATTACGGCCAACTGTAACATTATTAGTACCAAAAGTGCCTGCATAATCGGCAATAGCAACCGTATCACCTATGCTTGGACTTGCTGGTAAATTAATTGTATGAGCTCCTGAGGTACAATCTATAAAGTAACCTTTTCCTGCCTCAGCAGTAGTTGAAGTAGAGCCATCGGCCGTAATCACCGATTGCCATTGAATATCTTTAAAACCACCTGAAACTGTTCCTGCTGATGTGATTGTAACACCACTAGGCACAGTTAAAGTATCGCCTGAGTTACCTAGTGTAACTGCGTTACCTGTTCTGGAACTTACTTTGTTTACTTTTACTTCACTCATTTATTTACCTTATTGATATTTATATCTAATTATAACAACGCCTGAGCCGCCAGCACCTCTACCTGGAGCGCCTTCGCCTGCGCCTCCGCCACCAGCACCTCGATTTGCTGTACCGTCGCCGGCAGCTGAACTAGGGTCAGCACCACCGCCGCCTAAACTTGAACCTGAACTTCCTCCTGATGAACGACCACCGCCGCCACCGCCTCCTGAATAAGCAAGAGGTGAATTAGAAATTTCTGTTGTAGCACCTGCGCCTCCGTTACCACCTGAACTTCCACTAGCATTACCGCCTACAGCTGTAGCACCTCCGCCACCGCCACCGTGTCTGCATGGTGGTGTTGAACCTGCACCCGCTGGATTATAAGAATTACCGCCGTTACTACCTTGTGATGGAGAAACTGGTGGAGTATTTCCTGCTCCACCTGTACCTGTACTACCTCCGCCAGCACCTGCACCACTACCAGAACCTCCACTAAGTCCATTATTTGGTGTTCCACTTTCTGATTTTCCGCCTGCGCCGCCAGCAGATGTAATTGTACTAAAGATTGAATTGCCGCCTGTTCCGCCGTTTACACCAGGTGTACCAGCTGTACCGCCGGCACCTACTGTAATTGGATAAGTCTGTGCTGAAACTGTTAAACCTGTTGTTGTGGCTAATGGGCTTGCTGTATATGTACCAGCTGTTGGTGATTTAGTTTCTCTAAATCCGCCTGCGCCGCCACCGCCGCCATCATTTCCTCCGCCGCCACCGCCACCAGCAACGACTAGATATGAAACTTTGTTATTATCAGATAAAGAAGCAGCTTGAGATACTACAAAACATCCTGAAGATGTAAATGTATGAATTTTAAAATTACCTGTGGTAGTAGCAGTACCACCTGTAGCTGAAATAAATGCTGGTTGTATGGCTGAAGTAGTGTCTTGGTTGATAATTTTCCAACCTTGTGTTGAGTCTGTATAAACTAAAGTATGTGTTTGGTCATTTGTTTCTAATGTACCATTAGTTGTTGCGGCCTCGATTTTATTTCCATTAGGATTAAGAGTTACATTGTTTGTATTAAATGTTGTAGCGTAATCAACAATTATAATAGTATCACCTAAACTTGGACTTGCTGGTAATGTAATTGTAATAGTACCTGAAGTAGTATTTACAAAATAACCTTCACCTGCAACTGCTGTAAAATCAGCAGTCTTAACTGATTGCCAATCTATATCTTTAAAACCTGTTGCTGTACCAGCATTTGTAATAGTTGCACCACTTGGTACTGAAAGAGTTGCACCACTAGTTACTGTAATAGTATCGCCTGACTCACCAACTGTAATTGATGAACCACTTGATTTTTTAATTGTGTTTACTTTTATTTCGCTTGCCATTTTTTATCTCTAACTATTTATTACTGATATTTGTACCTAATTATTACAACGCCTGAGCCACCGTTACCGCCAGTATGTGAACCTGTACCTTGTTGGCCTGAACCACCTCCGCCGCCGCCTTTATTTGCACAAGCATTACCGCCTGCTTGAGCACCATTGTAACCACCGTTACCTGCGCCAGAAGCTCCATAACCGATATATGTGGTTGAACTACAATCTGTTGTACCTCCGCCACCGCCACCAGAGTAACCTACGGATGAACCTGTTATTGATGAAGACGCTACTGAGCCACCATCACCTGCGTGTTTGTTCGCACTATTGCATCCTGCTGATGTAGCGCCACCGCCACCACCACCACCTTCACCTGGTATTGCTCCAGGTCTTGTGTCATTACCACCGGCATAACCTTGAGCTGGACTTACTGGTGGAGTATTACCTGCACCACCACACGCTCCAGATTGACCACCTGCACCGCCACCTGAACCGCCGGCACCGCCATCCATTTGACTGGTAGGTGTATTATTACCACCAAATCCGCCGCCAGCAGATGTGATTGTACTAAAAACTGAATTTGAACCTGATGTTCCTTGAGTTGAAGGAATATTACTAGGTGAACTATTACCTGTACCGCCTGAACCTACTGTAATAGGATATGTTTGAGCTGTTACTGTAAGGCCGCCTGTGGCTGTTATAGGTGAAGCAGTATAGGTATCTGATGATACTTTACTTTCTCTAAAACCGCCGGCACCTCCGCCACCACCTCTTACAGTACCACCGCCACCGCCACCGGCAACGACAACATAAGAAACTGAATTGTTATCGGAATTATTTGATAATGAAGCTACAGTAAAACATCCTGTAGATGTAAATGTATGAATTTTGTAATTACCTGAAGTTGTTTCTGTACCACCTGTAGCAGAAATAAATGAATCAGGTACATCATTGTTTACTTTCACCCAACCAATTGATGATTCGGATGAATAAACTAATTGAACAGCTGCATTTTCAGTCATTTCAATATTATTTGTGCCTGATTGAATATTGCTTGAATTTCTACCTACTGTAACTGCGTTTGAACCTGATTGAATAATGGCAACTTGGTCACCAGCACTAGGACTTGCTGGTAAATTAATTGTATGAGTAGCAGAGCTTGTGTTAATTATATAACCTTTTCCAGCTTCGGCCGTAGTTGAAGTAGAGCCGTCTGCTGTTACCACACTTTGCCATTGAATATCTTTAAAATTACCAGTTACCGTTTTAGTAGTTGTAATAGTTGTACTATTTGAACTACCAATAGTAAGTGTGCCTGAACCAGAACTCGTTGTGTCTATTGTATCTACTTCTACTTTACTCATTTTGTTTCTCTATATATAATACTTTCCATTATTGATATTGGTATCTAATTATTACAACACCAGAGCCGCCATTTCCACCAGCCGCACCTGTATCAGGATGAGAGAAATGCCCTACGGCACCACCGCCTCCGCCTGTGTTAGCTGTTCCTGAACTTGTACCTACTGAACCACTAGAAGGACCACCTCCGCCAGAACCTCCGGTACCTCTTGTGCCTGATGGACTTCTCGCAGGAGCATTGTCAGCACCACCGCCTCCAGCTCTTGTTACAGGTGAACCTGTTATTGAAGAAGTGGCTCCGTTTCCACCGTTACCGCCACCTGCTGGATTACCACCAGCACCATTTTCTGTAGCGCCGCCACCGCCGCCACCAAACCAGTTACCAGTAGGACCATAATCAACTGTTAAACTATTACCACCATTTGCTCCTTGAGGAGGACTTACAGGTGGAGTATTTCCGTTTCCTTTTATACCAGGACCTCCGCCAGCACCACCGCCGCCTGAACCTCCGTTTTCACCAGCACTAAGAGGAGTATTAGTTTTTCCTGCACCACCACCACCTGCTGAGGTGATAGTTGAAAAGACTGAATTAGAACCGTTAGCAGCTTGTGTACCTCTTGTTCCTTGCATACCTGAACCACCAGAACCTACTGTAATAGGATAAGTTGTTGCTGTAACCGTAATACCTGTTGGTGTTGCTAAAGGACTTGCTGTGTATGGACCAGAGTTACAAGTTGAATGTGATTCTCTGTAACCACCAGCACCGCCGCCAGCACCTCCGTCGCCAGGTTCACTTGTGCCCCCGCCACCTCCACCAGCAACTACAACATAATCAACAACTGCTGGACCGGCTGCAGGATTTAATGGACTATTACCAACTGATGAAACAACAAAACATCCTGATGATGTAAAGGTGTGAATTTTGTAATTGCCAGATGTGGTTACTGTACCACCTGTGGCTGATGTAAAACTAGTAGCAACTAAATTTACTTTTGCTTCATTTTCAACTGACAACCAACCTTTGTCTGTGCCAGAATAAACAAGAGTTGCCATTGTGTCATTTGTATCTATTGTTCCGTTCGCCGCTACACCGCCTAATTTTAAACTACCAACATCTAAAGTTACATTATTTGTTCCGAATGATGACGCATAATCTCTAATTTGAAGTGTGTCGCCTACATTAGGAGAGGTTGGTAAAACAATTGTATGTGCAGCTGAAGTTGTGTCAATAAAATAACCCTCACCTGCAACAGCTGTTGTATTTGTTGAACCATCAGCAGTAATTACAGACTGCCATTGAACAGCTGCGTTTGAAATATTTGAAATATTTTTTTCTGTAATCTTAGTTGTCATACTACTATTTATTCCTAACTACTTGATACCGGTAATTCTAAAATTTTTACTGCTACGCCACTTGCCGGAGCAGTTGTAAAAGTTAAAGTCGTGCCTGATACAGAATAATCGGCAGTTGCCACTTGAATAACTCCGTTTTCAGTAACAATTACTGAATCGTTTGTCGCACCACTTGTAACTGTAAATGCTGTTGTTGAACCATCGCCTGTTGCTGTTCTTGTATTATAAGTTAATGAAACAGCAGGTGCAAAGTTAGCCTTTGTCATCTTTCTAATTGCACCAGCAGATGTATCGTAAATAATAACTAAATCATCATCTGCTACAGATGTTTCAGCAGATTGATTTGTAAATGCTCTTGCTTCTAAATTTTGTGCGCTTGCTACCGCTTCAGGGGCTAAATGTGGGTTAATAACATAAATTTCAGCAGAAGCGTCTGGAGCGGCGTCAAAAGTAACTCTTTTTAATAAACCTGAACCGTCAGCTGCTAAAGTGTATGACTTACCTGAACCTGGTTCTTGTCGAACATTGTCCACAAAGACCATTAAGTCATTTGCTGAAGCGGCTGCATTTGTAATATCAAAAGTGGTTGTTGAACCATCTCCTGTAAAAGTATCTTTTGCAGCTATACTTCTAAATGTATCACTTGGTCTTTTTCCGATATAAGCCATTTGTTTTTAATTACCCTTTTTTATTATACATCTTCTAGGACTGAAACAGTTGCGTCTAAAGCAGAAGCAGCTGAAGCTGAAATCCTTAATGCGTCATTTGTAGTACCATCACCTTGTAAAACAAGTTTATTTCCAGACATTACTTCCAGAGAGGAGCCTGCCGGGATTGTTGCGTCTTTAACAATATAAACATCATTTGAACCATCATAGTTATCTAAAAATACACTAGCAGTTATACCAGCGTTTGATTTATTTGCTAAAGTGATACCAATAACGATTGATTCCATTGCCGTAGAACTTGTTGAAGGTACAGTATAAACAGCCGTCGCTGAAGCGCCAGCAGTTGTACCTAAACTAGCAGATGTAAACCTTTTGAAATCGTTTGCCATTTTTTACCCTTTTCTATATTTATAACACTATTTATAATATAATTTTTATAAAATTAACCTAATGCAACTGCCTGAGCAATTGCAAATCCAGTTGAAGCACCACCGATATCTGATAATACTTGCGCTCCTGTTCTTGTTTTTACAACATTACTGTCGCTAACTAAAAATGCGTCTGTATCCGTAGAGGCAGCCGCCAAACCTGTTAATGTAATATTACTTGATGTAATATTTGATAAACCTGAAATTGAACTTGCTAATGCAAATGTAATCGTATCTGTCGCTGATACTGTAGCTGTAATATTTGTTGAACCTGCAAAATTTAATACATCACCAGAATTAATCTGTTGAGTAGTAGATGAACTATCTTTAATAGTAAAGGCAGTTGTAACTGCTGAATTTACTTCGTTAATAGCCGCAACAATAGAGGATTGGTCAGTAGTGCCTAGACTTGCTAAATCACCTACATCCGTACCAAGACTATTAAAGGTTGTTCTAAAACCTTCTAAAGTATCTGTTGTTGCTACACTTCTAATTGCCATTTTATTTTACAATTTCCTTTAATAAATTTTTTATTTCTCTTAATTCAGCCTTTAAAGTATTTATTTCTTTTACCGCACTTCTAATTTCATCACCTTGTTTATTTCTATTTCTTACTCTTTGCATATAAATTTGATATTCACTTACATTTGTATTTACAATAGCGTTAGAGTCTGTATCTCTAACTAAACTTGAATAACCTTCAACTTTTACTCTACTCATATTAAACCGCCAATGCAATAGCCCTTAAATCTTTTAATCTAGCAGGTAATGATGAATTAGTACCTGTAAATACAATTTTAATTTGGAAAGAAGTAAAGTCATGTTCACCACTTACACTAAATTGATAATCTTTAAAATCATTATCTAATACTTCATCACCAACTGATGGTTCGATTGTTGTATCAGATGTGCCGTCTGTATTAAATGGTGTAAATGTAATATCTTCAATTCTTCTTGTTTCTTCACCACCTGATAATCTATAATACATTTTAATATTTGAAGTAGACCTTACACTAGCTGCAATTCTAACATCTAATGCTGTAGATGGATTTGCTAAGTTAATTGGTTTTGTAATGTAAACACCCTCAGTAGAACCACCTTCAACTGCTGTGTCATCTTCGTAATCAACTGTATTTGTAATTTTTGCAACTACTTTTGAACCACTTGCTGGAGCAGAATCTAAAGTTAGTGTTGTGCCTGAAACTGTAAAGTCATCAATTGGTTGTAATTTTTTACCGTCTTTTCTAACAGCCATAATGTGAGCACTATCAGGTGTTCCTGTTAATGTAAACGCTGTTGTTGAACCATCACCAGTAAATGTGTTTGTTGATGATACGGTCGGATTATTTAATCTGTTTGAAATTGCAAAAGCATTAACTCTTTTTAAATCAATAACAGGAGATAAGTTTGTATTTGTTGTACTTAAAACCATATTTAATACAATTGATTTACTACCAGACATTTCGTTTGTTTGGTTAATATCACTTGCAATCATTTTTGGTTCATTAAAGTAAATATTATCATTTAATACAACTGCTTGAGCGTCACTAGCTGCTTGTAAACTAAATGCTGTTTCACTACCGTGTACAGATTTACCTGTTGTTGTTCTTAAAGTTGATGTAATAGATGTATTTGGATGTGCTACATGACCAATTTGTAATTGTAAAACATCAAACAATCTATTTTGTGTTGCAACGATTGAAGAACCACCTACATCACCTGTAGCTGTAGCCGTTCCACTAGTTGTAATATCGTAACTGTCTAAAGTAATATTAGAAATACTTGTAAATGTTCCGTTAATATCTGAGTGTGCAATACCATTGTATGTACCTGAAGCAATACCTGAAATTGTTACATTGTCAGATGTACTGTGCATACCATGATTTTTATGGAAAACTCTAACTAAACCTGTGCCGTTAAATGTTCTAATACCATTTGTTGCCAATGTTTTTGAAGGTAAAGTTTTATTTGCAAGTGTAACTGTACCTGTTGTTGTGCTAAACACGGCCTTTTTCATATTGAATTTTAAATCTTCCATTTGTTCAGCAGTCCATGTTCTATTGTTAGCTGATTTAAATAATACACCAGTTGCTGGTTGTTTAGATACTGTTCTATCAGAACCAATTTGTGTATCACCTAATCTTGCAACATAAACTTGATAGTCGGATGAATCTGAATATAATACTATACAATACTCAACGCCGTCTTGTAAATATACAGGTGAGTCAAATGTAAATGTTGTTGCTGTTGTACCATCATCACTAATATTTACTGAACTTGGATTTAAATATTTTTGAGCAAAAGGTAAAACAACCGGTCCTGGATAACCATTTACAACATTTCTAATTTCTGCTCTTACAGGAATTGTTGATGATTTTGTTTTAAAGAAAATATCGAGTGATGTAATAAAAATACCATCTTCTTCTTTTACAACAAAAGTTTGTGCTAACGGGTCTCCGCCGCCGCCTCTATCTTGTGGTGGGTCAATTCTCTGTACTGTTCTATTTGCAACACGATTAATTCTTCTACTATCAGAAACACTTGACCTAATAATTCTCGCTTCTCTTGTAGAAACAATTGTTTCTTGCACAGTTTCTTGTAAACCTCTTGCAACATAATCAGCTTCTGCTGAAGTAGCGTCATTGTCTGCATTTAAATCGGCATTTGTTGATGAACTTGTAAGTCTGAATACTCTTTTACCTGTTCGCCATCTTGGATTTGCGTCAACAGTTGGGTCAGGTATTGCAAAAGTACCTGTAACTGCGCCATTTGTATCTGTTACTAAATTACCGCCTAATGAACCACCATCTGGTGTTACATAAGCAGTAATGGCTTGTTCATCAAAGAAAGGATAAACTTGTGTATTTGGTCTTAAACCTCTACCAGTAAATGTAATTGTTCTACTTCTAATAAATGGTACAAAGTTTACACCTAAAACTCTATCACCAAAACTTTGAACAACTGTTTGAGGAACTATATCTGTTCTAACACCTCTTCTAGTTTGAACAACATCAACATTTGTAGTAGTAATTCTCATATCACCTTGTCTTGATGTGTTTGTTCTAGGATTACCTGACCATTGGTCTTGCCATTCATTCCATTCAGTACCAAAAGGTATTGAAGAAGTCGCTGAACTATTTAATCCTAATTCTCTTGCAAGTTGGTCAAAACCACCATTTAAATTTACTAATAAATCTGGTGCTCTTTCCGTTTCTTTCCACTCATCTAAAGGTGGGTCTAATTCAACATTACCAATCCAATTAAATATTAGAAATGGATTTAAGTTTTCTGTTTTAGTAGCAAATGGTTGTTCAATTACGGAAGTTTCAGTATAAGGTAATGTAATTAAATCACCAGTTTTTTGATAATTAGCTGCTGTTCTATCAGCTGCCACAATTGCTGTTAAATCATCATCAACTTCCTCTAACTCTACAACATCCTCATTAAATCTTGTTCTAGCTTCGCCTCTATTTCTATCAATTGATAATTTGTAATCGTTATTTCCCACATCACCAACATTATGACCTGAGAAATTATCTACAACAAATCCATTTTTAAATCTATCAAAACCATCTGTATCTTGTATTTGTAAAGATTGAGCGTCAGCTTCTAACAAAGACAATTGAGTATAATACTCAACATTTTGAATTCTTTGTTCCAAACGACCAATATCTCTCATTGTAAATCGTTTGTTGTCTTCTTTTTTAACAATTACATCAGCTGTATTTAAAGTATAAGAAGGTATTGTCAATGTAGCTAAATGTAAATGACCATCTAAATTGCCTGGCACTAATGGATTAATAGCAGAAGCGCCTTTTAAAACTTTAATTGAACCAAATCTTGTTATAAAAATTTTATCAATTCTGTTTAGATAAAATTCAAAGTCAGTAGTTACATCTGAGTTAAATTCTACAACATCAACTGTTGAAGCGCCTGTGCCATCATAACTTCTATCACTTGAACCTGAATCAATTGTACTTGCGTCATCAACTCTTGGTCTAAAATCTAATACATCTCTTAATTCATATTTTACACCAGTTGTATCTGAAATATAACTTGGAATATTTTCGTAAGTAACAACACCTGAATAAGAGTCAACATCAAAGTAATCACCTGAACCATGTGAGAAGAAATCAAAATCAACTAATAAACGACCTGTTGGTCTAATTGCACCAGGTTTTAATCTTAGTCTACCAATATCATAATAGTTATCTCTTTGACCAGTATCTAAATCAAATCTACTTGTAATGTCTGTATCACTTGAAGTAGCAGCTGTGCTAAAGTCAGCAGCCATATAAACATTGTTTATTTTGTAAATATCTGCTTTTCCTAAACCAATCACTCCACTTTCAATTGTAGTTTGAGATGAAACGGCAACTGTTGAATTACTATTTAAAGTTTTTGTTTTTGAACCAGCAACTGTTCTTTGAATTGTTGCAAGAATTTTTACTTTGTGACCTTGAAAGTTTGCACCAAAGTCAAGTGTTAAAGTTTTACCTGTTGGAGAACCACCTCTTGTAAATATTGCGTCACCTTCGTGGTTATTACCTTCTAAATTTAATACATCACCAACTGCACCTGTACCACCAGAACCGGTAGTCATAATTGAAACAGTAAAATCATCTGTAGCTAAGGCTGCAAATGTTTCGTTTGTTCCAGCAGTAATTGTTACATCACCATTTGATGATAATGTTCCTGTAAAGTGTCTTCTTACATTAAAGTTTGTATCTGTAGCACCACCATTGTTGGTTGTTTTTAAAGTTTTAATTGTATCATTAGGTAATTTAAAAATAGAAATATTATTTTCTGGATTTTGTAACTTAGCTCTTCTTGTACTTAAAATACCAGCAGTAGTAACATCTGAAGCACCAACATTTGCTGTCAATTCTAATTCATTATCAGATACAATATATTTTACAATGCCTGTAACTGTGCCACCTGCGTCATTTGTAAATGTTACAGAGTCACCAATTTTTAAAGCTGTTTCAAAAAATGTACCTTTACCAAAAACTGTAGCGTCTGAGTTAGCAACTGAAATATTACCTGTAATAGTTTCGTTTGTACCGTAAGTAGATGTTAAATCAGTATCAGCTGTATAAGTTGGAGAACCTGCCATACCAATTTGTTTTACAGCAGTAACATCTTTTAACTCAACACCTTTTCTACCTAAAATATTTGATTGAATAGTACCGCTAGTATTTGATGTTTGACCAGATACGACTTCGCCAGCACTAAAAGTACCTTTTACATTTGCTACAACTAAAGTTGTGTGTTCAAATGTAGGTGAAGATGAAAAAGATGTAACAACAACTGGACTTGAACCATCATATAATTCAAAAGTATTTGTTGTTGCATTTCTAATTGTGTAAACACCTTCAGTATAAGCAGATGAATCAACTTGCATTGTACCACCTGATACATTTACTTGTTGACCATCAGCAAAACCATGGCCATTTTTTGTAAATACACCTGCACCATCAGGAGCGCCAACAACTGAACAAGTCATACCTGTTAAAGAACTTGTTGTTGTAATGCCTTGTACAACACCTGTTGCACCTGAAGTTGCACCTGATACAATTTCACCAGTCGTAAATGAGGCTGAAGTTGTTAAATGTAAATGTGTAAATAATTCTACATCAAAAATATAATGTCTGTAAATGCCTGTTGTAGCATAAATGTCATTTGTTTCTGTTCCTGATACATATTCAAAACCACGAGATTTTGCACGACCAATTTGTGGTACAGTTGTACCTACTGTTGATTGTTCAGTACCTCTAACAGCAGTAGCTGTATCATATAAGTTAATAGTTTTAAATGCTTCAACATCACCAGAAACAAATCCAATATCTGGAGAACCATAAACATTATTTACATTTACGAAATTTTTTAAATTAAATCTTGTTTTATTATTATTAGCAGTATCAAAATCTCTTGCTTTATCTACATCAACATATTGAGTTGTTAAAACATCTGCCTCATAACCTGAAACATATGCTTTAAATGGTGAAACACCAACTGCTAATTTAGATTCTGTACCACCGTTTCCTGAAGTATAGATACCTCTATTGTTACCTGAAATTAAATGTTCTCTTACATCAAAATCAGGATTAGTTAAAACATAATCACCTGATTCGTCAAATGTTCTTCTTGCTAAAGTGTCTTCTAAGATATTATATTCTGTAGCTCTAACTTGTGATGTAACAACACCATCTTCAACTCTCATTACTTCAAAGAAGTTTGAATCTTCGGTACTTGTTAAAGTTTTCTTAGCTAATGTTAATTCTATTTTAAATCTGTGAGCGCCTGGAGCATTTACATTTGAAGTGCCAGCTGCGTTATCATTTAAACTTGAGTCATCATTTGGTGTTACAAATGATTCTGTAATTGAAAATCCAACTCTATAACTAGGTGTAGCTGTGTATTTGTCTAAGATTAAAGTTTGGTCTGTAACTTGAACATGAAAACCATTTATATAATAAACACCTTGTTTTACAGATACAGCAGAACCTACAGCAGTTGTATCTACTGTTAAAGTAGCAGCTGCACTATCTACTGTACAGTTTAAAGTTTCGCCATCTGAAAATTGAGCAGTTGTATTATTTGTACCTGTTTTTTCATATTTTACATAAACAGTATCCGGGTCTGTACCGTCAGTAGCAACTGTATTAATAATTGTTGCAACAACACCTGAAGTTGCACCAGTAACTTGTACATTATTATAACTACTTAATGTTGATAAAGATTTAGCAGATAATTTAACTGCATAGTATTTAATATCAAGGCCTACTTGACCAGGAATAATCATTGCACCTTGTTTGAAAAGGTGGTCAGATACTCTTTCAATCTGATTTTGTAAAATCGTTTGTGATTGTGTTAACTCTCTCGCCTGTACTGCAAATGACGGCCTAAAAAGAACTCTATGGAACTTCTTTGACTCTGTAAAGTCATCATAATAAGGCGTGAGGTTAAAGTCAGTTGGACTTGGCATTTATTTCCCTCTTAAAATTCAATAACTAGTTTAACATTTTCTGTTTGGTCTGAAGCTCTTGTAATTGGCGCTCTGTTTTCTGCGTAGATAACATCACCACTATCAGCATCCAATTCAGCAGTTGCATAACCTGAAGTAAATGAAACATTGTCAACTGTACTTGTAGAAGTTGATGGTGTTCTTGTCACTCCTGAATCTGCACCTGTAATTGTGTTTGCACCTGAGAACGCTGTTAGGTTACCGTTACTGTCAAGTCCTGCATTATTAAATCTAGTTTGCATATAATATAAAATGTTGTTTGTTGTGTCGTGTTCTACAACTTTACCTACGGCACCAGTTGTTGCCTGAGTAATTTTTTCATCAACGGTAAAACTACCTGAACCTGCAGCTGTTAAAATTGCTTTTACACCTCTAAGTGTTGTAGCTGTTGCCGCTGAACCTCCTGAGTCTGGATCCTTAATGATACATACTCGTCTAAAATCGTTTGATGTTGTAAAGTCACCAGAGTTTGAAGTTTCTGCACCTTCAAAGTTAGTGTTTGTCATTACAAAGAAACCACCTAACTCATCTACTGCATTAAATCCGTGACCGCCTTTTGGTTCAATAATACAATCTAATTCTGTACCTGTTAAACTTGTCGCACCTGCAGCTACAATGTCTGCAACTCTAATATAAGCATAAGTGTAACCTGAACCTACATTGGTAACTGTAACGGCTGTTACTGCACCAGATGAAACTGTAACTGAACATTCACCACTTGAACCGTCACCTCTAATTGCAACGCCTGTATGTGTGCCGTCTGCACCGCCTGAACCAGCAGTTTTAATTTTTACAATGTTAACTGCACCATCTGTCGCAGCCGCTGAAACAGTTGAGTCTGTTGCAACTGCCATAAAGTCAGTTGATAAAAAGTTAACTTGTTGTGAAGCAGATAATGAGTACATATATTTCCATTTGTAACCATCACCTGTTGTTAAAATAGATGTTGATGTTCCTGTTGGTTCAACAGTTGAGTTTGCATTACCATTATTATCTAAACATTTGTAAACATTGTTGTTACTGTTTAGTACATAGAAAGTTGCGTCAAATAAATTAGTAGCACCACTATTCGCCGACTGAGTAGTTGTTGTGCCTGTAATTCTATTGCCGTAATCATGTCTGTAATAATCGTAAACTGTACCTGTTGTCCAGTTTCTTCTTGGTATTGCAAAAGAAACATCTGAGCTTGTAATTCTTTTTGCAGCTAATAAATCGTCAAAGTAATAAAACTCATCTCCGATTGAATCAACTGGTGTTAAAGGTGTAGTGTCTGTTCCCTCATTTTCTGTTCTACTATCACCTCTTGTAGATGTAGCATACGCTTGAGGACGACCTAAACCCATGTAATAGACAGTATTCGCTGTTTCGCTGAAAGATTCAACAAATTGTTGAGCGTTATGTCTTCTAAATTTGTTTGTTATAATCGCCGGCATAATTTTTCTCTTTTTTCCTTTTAACTATTTATACTCATTATTGAAACTTATATCTAATTACTACGACACCAGAACCACCAGCACCACCAGTTGTTCCATTTGATTGAGTGCCGCCACCGCCACCACCTGTGTTTGTATCTCCAGTTACAGGTTGAGCACTAGGATGTCCTCCACCTTCACCGCCTGTTCCACAAGGACTAGCTGCACCACTACAAACACCATTACATGAACGGCCGCCGCCACCGCCACCGCCTGCATAACTTGTAGATGTTCCTGTAATAGCAGACGCTGTACCAGCACCACCTCTACCTGAAGCTGTACCTGGTGGGTTAGCATTAGCGCCAGCTTCTGTTGAACCGCCGCCTCCACCCATTGTATCACCTTGTGCGCCTGGACCACCTCCGTTTGTGCCGCCTCCTGGAAAACCTTGAGATGGACTTACAGGTGGAGTATTTCCTGTACCTCCTGCAAAGCAAGAAGGTCCTCCGTTTCCGCCTGCGCCTCCTCCAGAACCTCCGTCTTGACCGACATAAGTTCCTCCAGCGCCAGGATTTGCACCGCCGTCACCACCACCTGATGATGTAATTGTGCTAAAAACAGAATCACCACCTGAACTATTTCCACCAAGTGAACCTCCTGCACCAACTGTAACAGGATAAGTTCCAGGAGATAATTGTATGCCTGTTGTTGTTGCTAAAGGACTTGCTGTATATGAACCTGAAACTGGTGCTGAATGTGATTCTCTATAACCACCTGCACCGCCTCCGCCGCCAGCTGGGTTACCGCCGGCTGGATTTCCTCCACCGCCGCCGCCACCTGCAACAACCAAATAATCAACAGTAGCTTTTGTACCTTGTCCTGATGATACAACAAATGTACTTGATGAATTAAATACATGAACTTTATAATCTGTGTTTACAGTTGATACCGTACCACCTGTAGCGGAAATAAATTCTTCAGCATAAACTGTGGCAACATCATCTAATATCGCTCTCCAACCTTGAGTTGAATCTATATAAACAAATCTTATACTTAATCTATTTGTTGATAATGTAGCGTCACTAGCTGCACCATCAATATTGCTTGAATTTCTTCCTACAGTTACATTATTTGTTCCAAATTTACCAGCATAATCAATAATATGTACTTCATCACCTTGTGATGGTGACGCTGGTAAATTGATTGTATGTGCGTTTGAAGTGGTGTCAATAAAATATCCTTCACCAGCACTTGCTGTTGTAGCAGTAGAACCATCAGCGGTTACAACTGCTTGCCAGTCTGTACCTGCTACAATGTTACCACTTGCACCTAAGGCAATTGATGTGCCGTTAATTGTAATACTTGAATTTGCTAATTTAGCATTTGCAATAGAGCCTGCTAATTTATCATTTGAGATAGAACCTGCAAGTCTATCGTTTGCAATTGTACCTGGCGCAATCTTATCGGAAGTTACTGCACCATCAGATATATTTGATTCTTTAATTTTGTTTGTCATTTTACTTTCCTATTTATTACAGTTCCTTAATTGTTATTGTATCCGCCGTTACAGGAGCTGTACCAAAAGTTAATGTAGTTCCAGAGATTGTAAAATCTGTTGTCGGTCTCTGGAAAACACCATTAATGAACACCAAAACATTTTGTACTGTTTGACCGTTTGTTACTGTAAATGCAACTGTTGAACCGTCACCAGTATATGCTCTTGTATTGCAAGTTAATTGACCTACGCCAATTGTTTTATTTGTTAGAGTTTGCGTTGCAATCTCTGAAACTAATGTTGAGTTACTACCTTGTGGTAATAACATAGTGTTTGTAACACCAGCACTATGAGGTTGAGGTTTAATTGTTTGACCATGTGTATTAGCATGGCAGTTTAATTTAATTTGGCCTTCAACTGAAGAACCATCACCTCTAAATTCTGTTATGTTTGTCGCACTATTTACTAGTAAATTGCCCGAAGCATTTGTTAATGTTTCTGTTTGAACACTTGTTAAACCAGTAATTGTACTATTTAAAGTAACATTGACAGAGTCACCAGATACAGTTGATGTTAAGTTTGTACCACCTGTAATTGCAAGTCTTTCACCAAATGATATTGTTGACTCTGTTGAACTTTCATCAACAATTGTTAATACAGTAGAACTTAAATTTGTATTATCACCAAAAGTAGCATAAATTTCATCAAAATTAGCGTTGATTATCTGGCCACCAGCTCTAATAGTAGAACCTGTGCCGTCATCTGCTGAAGTACCTACATTTATTGTTTGTTTTGCCATTGATTACTCTCTTAATTTCCCTAATATTTATACAAGTTAATCTATTATGTTGCGTCAAAAGTTGTTCCAGATGTATCAAATGTTATATCTGTCTGGTCAAATGATGTAGCAGGCGCTGTTACTATTACTTCCGTTGGTATTGCTAACGGTTGTTTCATCTGGTCAATATTATATTCATTTATTTGAAATCTCTCACCATCTATTGTACTTTGAAAACCAGTTACTCTGTGTTCAGCCCAATTGGCCATTTTCATAGGAGAAATATATCTGTTAGTACCATTTATACTACCTGCAATAGCCGTTGTCTGAGCATATGTATGTGTTCCTGAATACATATTACTTGATGAAAATGGATTAGTGTACATATCTAATCTTTTCATTGTAGGTCCACCATAAGCATAACCTAGTAAATGTTCAGAGCCTCTAGTTGTAATATTATATAATGTACTTTGTTGACTTAATCTAATTGTGTAAATTCTTCTTAGTGTAATATCTCTTGTGTTAGGTGTAAAGTGTTCACTTGTACTATCATCAAAATCAGGATCCACACCTAATTCTGGATTACTTCTTAGTGATGTGCCGTCATCTGTTGTTCCTAATCTTCTACCAAATATAGTAGAGAACAATTGACTAATTACTCCGTAAATTGGACTTTCTGAAATACCTGATATGATACCTTCAACTGGTTGTGAAATCTGAGCACTAATTTGACTTTCAATGTTCACTTGACCTGTAAAGTAAAAACCTGAAGTGTGCATAGTTGATTTAAATGAATCTCGCCAGTCATTAATTGCACGACCAACTTTAATAACATATGAAAAGTCCTGATAGTATAAACTATCTTGTATTCTCATTGCGTCATCTGAAATATGGCCATCTTCATTTACAAAAGTACCAGCTGTATCTGCAACTGCTGTTACAGTTGATGTTGCTGTTGGTTGGTCAACTTTTGCAATTGTAGCTGTTGCACCGTTACTAAAAG